TCCACCATGTCGCCGACCTACTCGACGTGTTCGATGGCGTCGGTGTCGTACAGGAAATACATGTGTTGGGCAACGCCGAACAGGCCGGACTGGCGACACCCCCAGCAGTAACTGTTGAGAATGTGGACACGCAGGGTCATAATGCATTCTTGGGGTAAGGAAGCATTGGGTATTTGCAGTCTTTCAACATTTGGCGCCTTTCACTTTTATTACCAACAAAATACAAATAGCGGTGTTTGCGAGAACGGTCCACAAAGTAGACATTTTCTGCGCCGTACTTTTCGACAACTTGCTGATTAGTCAAACCATGCGCGTAAGTAGCATGATGCTGGTGCTCTAAACCTTTGACTTTGGGGTCTCTAAACTTTGCGCTTAGTCCTGTGTACACAAAGTTTGTGGCTTGATAGACGACACCCGTGTGACCTTGTGCCGTGTCTGCGTATGACACCACGATGCGAGGGGATGGAAGCAAACGTAGTGACGCGCCGACAAGCCTGCTGGCTTCGTTATGTCGGTTGTAAACCAACACAAGTCTGTTTAGTTCCAATACATAATCGGCCCACTGATTGCCGCAAATGCCCCGCCTCAACGTTGAAGACGCCGGTGACCCATAAGTGACAACCCCTATCAGTTCGTCGTCATCAAACAGACCAAAAGCATGGGTTATAGATGGGATGCGGTGAGCGTAATGCACGTCTTGGATCAACTTGTAAGCGTCGCGTGAGGCTATTTTCGCAACACATTGAGAATTGCCAAGTTCGATTTCGGCAAACAATGGCTTCACAACGCCTCCTGCCGTTCAATGGCGAACCACAGGTCTCCCCACACCATCCACGGATGCAAACCAATCATCGTCGCGTAGCGGTCAGCCTCAAACGCCGACAACAACGACTGCTTCTTCTTCCAGCCACGCACCGCATCCCCCGTAATCCCCAGCGCGTCGCCAATGTCCGACGACGACATCTCAGCGTCAAAGAACCGAAGCAGTTCCACGGCGGGATAGCGGGTCAGTTTCTTACTCGGCATCGCCGCCCTCATTCACGAAACGCTCCAACTCCAACGACCACAAGGCCCGTAGGAACTCGGCGGTTTCAGCCATCTTGCGGCGTTTGCGTTCCAGCCGGATTGTTGCCCCGACGTTGAACACGGCAAACCCGACCGAGACAAGGTTCAGCATCGTGCGCATTAGAACGGGTCTTCCCCGCTAGCGGCCTGAGACTCGGCAATCAGTTTCTCAATCAGCGCCGACGCTTCCCGCTTCGACATGCCATCAAGGTTCGCCGGGGGCAGTTTCCCAAGGCTCTTAGACATGGCGCGAATCTTCCCCAACTGGGCAGGCGATGCGTCACCGGGGCCAGCCTGAGGTGCTGAGCCTCCAGCGGGGGTGCCACCCATGCGCTGCACCTTGCCCATTTCCTCACGGGACGGACGCTTAGCGGGGTCAGGGTTCGGGCTGTACGACTCGCACATACGCCCGAGGGCGCTGGTCTCGCAGTTCTCGACGTGGCTGGTGCGGTTCACGTTGCCCTGCCCTCGGACCTCCTCAGCATGACCTGTCGCCATCAGCATGTCCTCGAGCCACAGTTCAGCGCGGAACACGCAGATGTCGGTGCCGGGTGCTGACAGCATCACGGTCACGATGCGCGGCTCCTTGCCGACATACCTGAGAGTGTCGAGCAGACGGTGCAGACGCACCGACACGGGTTCGTAGTTCTCCAACATCACAGGTACCTCCGGTAAAACGACGGGTGCAGAATACTGTCAAACGCATCGTGCAACGACGCCCGGGTGTCCTGCGCCGCCCGGCGCACCGGCTCCCGCGTGGACGGGTGATGCGCAATGTGGTCCAACGCGTCAGCCATGTTCTGCATCAGCGGAGACAATGCCTCCAACTGGCGGGACATGCGGGCCAACTGCTCACGCTGGCTGTCGGCCTCGTGGTCCTGAGGCTGTGCCTGTAGGACGCTGATAGCGACCGTCAGGGCTTCGAGTAGCCAGTCGGGTGCGTCGGTGAACCCGACGTCGGTGTGGTGGATGCGGAGCCGTCGTGCGGCTTCCGCGTGTGTCATAGGCATGATGCCCTCCCTTTCTATTGTGCCCCTGAGTGTAGCAGGGGGGTGGCGGGGACCAGCGGAAAGGGGGACGCCAGCCCCCGCCGCCAGCCACCCTACTCCGTGGGTTTCACCACGAGATAGTGAATCTGACGGACCATCGCCTCAGGAATGTGCAGGACATGGTCCACCTGGTCGTCGGGGGTGACCGACTGGCACACCGTGACGTGGCCCTTTTTGGCGTCGGGCACCACCCAGCCGACGGTGCGGTTCAGCCACTCCCCGACGTCCTCGATGTCTTCGGCGGGGGTCCAGCTGGCGATGTCGGCGCTGTGGGCGTCAGCCCAAATCACGAGTGCGGGTGTCATTCGTCCTCCGGGGGGTCGATGTGGTCGTCGTACAGCCACTCAGCCACGCACATAAAAGTCACAAGGCTGAACGTCATCCAGCCAAGCCATGCCCATGCTGCGGCGGTCATGCGTCCACCCACACTTTGAACTGAGCCGTGGTGCGACCTGCGACGGGGTCCACGAAATGCACCCGCTGCGACGGGACAGCAGACGCCGCGAGCATCACCCCCTCATAGCGGTTCTCCGACTCGGTCGAGCCGGTCTGATACACCGCACCCTCACCGTTAGCCATCGCCCACTCCGCGTGGGTGTGGTAATGCCCGATGAACACGTCGCGGAACTCCCACGCATAGGCACCGGACCGCCAACGGTTCACATGCTGAACGATGGTGCTAGGACTGGCGAACCCGTTACGGCCCACCTCATCGCCGTGAATCAGCAGCGCCCGGTAGTTGCCAATCTCGACCCGCTGAATGTCTTCCGGGCAGTCTTCCCACGTGACACGGGGGTCGGTGTTCACCAGCGACCGCGCCAGTTCATAGGTCATCCGGTCGGCGTTGTCGGAACGGGGCACAGCGTCCCGCTTCGACCCGAGCCTGCCGTGGTTGCCCCACTCCCCGATGACCTTGACGCTCGAGAACTCCGACAGGGCGAACTGCACCACCTCGGTCAGCAGACGCGACACCGTCACATACTGCCCAAACAGGGTGGCGTCAATCTCGTAAGGCTGGGTCGGGAAGTTGAACAGCCCCTCAATCATGTCGCCACCGAGCATGATGACGAGGTCATCGACGGGGTGGTCGGCCCGCTGAATCTCAGCCAACCGCGCCGCCTTGTCACAGAACCGCAACACACGGTCCCGCATCACCTGGCTGTTGTACGACGGGGTGACCTTCGCGCCCTGCCAATCCGTCAAATGCCACAGGGCCACCTCGGCGCCACGCTTCTTCGAGCGGGTGCGGCGGGCAGGCAGTTTCACCCCACCAGTCGCCAGCACAGCCTCCCGCGCCGCGGTCTGTGTCGCCGCCACCAACTCGTCGGTGCGGGCCTTCTGCTTCGCCAACTGCCGCTGGGTGTTCTCCAACGCCCGCCGCAAATCCTCAACCTGCTGGTCCAACTCAAATGCGCTCACAGCTGCACTCCCCCCTGCGATGACGGCGAACCGTCTGCGATTGGACCTTGAACCCGTGGCGGGCCAATACCCGCACGATGGTGGCTGCGGCGATTTCAGGGCGATTCAGCGCGTCCCTGAGGTCCTCCCCGTCGGGTTTCTGCAACCCGGCGTAAACAGCGACGAATGAGCAGATAGCCCCCCGTCGGGCGGCGGCCTGTTCGGCCTCCAGTTCTTCCATCATTCCCATTAGGTGCCCCCTTTCAGGCGTCGATATCTAAACACATCCCTAGACGCTAGTTGTGGATATCCCCCGAAACAGCCTGATTAGGGCTGAAGGTTGCAGAACTGCCAATGCCAGGCTTCGTATTCGGGGTTGGGTTTGCCGTTCGGCAGGTATTTCGGGCCTTGGAGGTAGAACCCGTAGCGGGGGGCGTTGTGGACCAGCCATGCGAAGGTCGTGGGGGGCACCTCGAGGTCCACCGCCAACCCCCACCCGTGATTGGAGAACCCCGGGGTGGCGCTCGGAGACTTGCCCCGCTTTAGCCACCACGTGTGGCCCTTCCACTTGCGGGTGACCACAGGCTTCCTCAGCGTCGGGGTCCGGCTGTAGCGGTCGAGGAACATCGCCTCCTGCGAGCCGTAGGGGCGGTAGCCGCGCCCGGTGGCCTTCAGGGTTATGCCCGCCTTCTTGGCGTCGTCCCACATGAGGTTGAACCACCAGGCGGCGGGGCCGTACATGGTGCCACCGCAGTGCACTTCCTTCAGGATGGACAGGGGCAGTTTGCCGTTGCCGTACAGCCTGAGGGTGCGGTCGAGGGTGATGCCCTTATAGGGGACGCTCACCGTTCGTCGGAGGGTCCGAAGATGGGGTCCACGGTGTCGCCACGGCGGGCGGCGATGCCGTTACCGACGGCGTAGCCAACGAACGCGGTGATGACCGGTAGTCCAGCTTCTGACGAGACACGACCGAGGGCCATGAGGACGGTGACAGCGGCGATGCCGACAAGGATAATCCAAGCCTTGGGGGGGTTCTGCACGTGCATTTTCTTTCTCTCTTGTTATCCGGCGTTGTAGCCGTAGACGGTGATTGTGCCGCCAGTCATGGTGCCTGCCGATACGCCGAGGGTGAACTCGGTGTATGCGGTGGAGACGTTGTGGTACCCGACCCAGTTGCGGGCCTGCGATGTGCCGTTCGAGTCGAACGAATGAAAGGTCGTGCGCTTTGCCAACTGCGGTCCCATGATGGTCACGTGGGCGTTGAGGGCTGATGCGTTGCCCATACCAACCACCCATTCGCTGGTGTTGTTGCCACCAGTACCGGTGACCGCACCCGTGGAATAGGTGACGATGGTGGCGCCGTAGTAGTAGTTCGTTGCCGACGCGCCCAACTTCATGGTGAGCGACCCTGCGCCCGTTGAATGGATGCCACCCGAGACGGTGATGATGTAGTTCTCGTAGTCGGCGCTGAACGCATCTGAGACAACAACCGTGGAGACGGCGGTGCCGATTGTCTGGGTCTTGACACGCCACAGGCCGACAGCGTTCATCTGTGCGGCGGTCAGAACTGCGCCAGCGGTAAAATCAGGGGGAGTTGCCATTAGTAACCAAGCCTATTTGTGTCTAAAACGCCGAACTCGGAAGAATCCAGCACCAACCAATCGTAATAAGAAATCGGGGCCACCCGGTACGAAATGCGGGACGACTCGGGGGTTGCTGTCAGTTCGTAACCAATGACCACAACTTCCCGGGTAGAACCGCGGAACGTCACGTCAGAGCGGGTGCCAATCATGTTCCAGCCTTCGGTGCCAAGAAACAGGTTCCAACTGTTCTGTGCTTCGGACAGGCACGAGATGCCGCTAATGGCAAAGTCGGTGTCGTCAAAGGTGTTTGAGATGGCGTCGGCAACGTCTTGGGCTTGGGCCTGTGTCGGGCTGACGGTGCTGCCTTGGTAGAGGGCGGGCGGGCCACTGCCGGAGTCGGCGGTCACCGTGATTGAGAGACCTTCGGCTGTTATTTCGGCCTTGGTGTAGTAGTCCTCAGACGCGGCGGTCACCGTGAGGTTGTCGTAGACCTGATTGGTGGAGTTGTTGGCGGTGTCGCTGAAGTTCACCGTGTTGGCGGTCAGCGCATACGGCGGAATGAACCGTGTGTAGGAACTGTTTACTGCGGGTAGCGCGGTTTCGCGGCACAGGTAGCCGTAGGTGGTTTGGATGTATTGGACAAGTTCCAGCTGTGTCCATTCACGGGCCGACAAGTTCACAAGGTTGGTGGTGGGAGTAAACCTTGACCGGGTGGCGGTCAGGTACAGGTTGGCAACATCGGTGCCACCAAACAAATCCCATTGCCCTAGTTCAACTTCGCCAGCAACGGTCGTGGCGTTGTTTCTGCCCAATGCCCCCAGCGGAGTCTCGGCGGTGATTGTCACGAAGTCGGCGTTACCGACAGACCCGACGTAGGGGATGCCGTACTCAACCGCAACGTTGGTGATAGTGCCGCTCCAAAACGCATACCCCGTGTCCAGCGGGTCGCCCAGCACAAGATGCACAACCCCGCCAATCACGACGTTTGTGTCAGGTGTGGCATAGCCGTCGGGGTAACGGGCCACGATGGTCGCTTGACCCGCGTTCATCGGTTCGAGGTAGTACGACTGGCCCGCCCGGACGTTCAGCGACACAACCTCGGCATCGAGGGCTGTGCCGATGCCGTAGATGGTGGTCCCGAGGTAGACGCGCCAGTCTTGGCTCATGACAGCCTGACCCCGCTAATGCCGCCGTTCTGCCGAGAGTAGCGACGCAGGGCATCCACAATCGCCGCAGGGTCGCCACTTGAAACATTTATAACAATGCCCGGAGCCACAGCCCTAGCCGCACTAACAGGGTCAATACCCCTACTAAACAACGCCCCAAACTGACGCAACAACGCATCCTCTCGTTGAGGGCTCACCGGCCTGTAACCCATGTAAGAGTTAGCGCTCAACGCAGCACCCTCGCGCATCCTATCCATCTGCACGGCCCACGACGGCAGCGACTTGGCATCCACACCGGGAATCTCGGCAATCAGGTTATAGACGGCTCTGACGGCGTCGTACATCTGCCCGATGAACTTGCCAATACCAGAATTAGCAAACTCTGCCATTACCAGTTCCTGTTTGAACTGCTGAATAGCGCCAGCCAAACCATCCTTGGCGAAGGCATCCGCAACCCGAATAGCCATGTCAGCAAGACGCTCAAAAATCGGCAACACCTTGTAGCCGACTTCCTCAAAGATTTCACCAAACCGTGCCCGCAGACGGTCCATCCGACCCTCAAACGTGTTCGCCGCGTCAGCCGCGCCACCCTTGAAGCGGGTCTCCAACAGGGCCATGACCTCGTCCAGGCTCTTGCCCTTTAGGTCAGCCTTGGACAGACCCGTGCCGAGCCGGAGCAGCGCCGTGTTTGAGCCATCGGCGGCCTTGCCCATCGCCTCCACGACGGACTCGAGGTCTTTCCCGGTGCGCCCCGAAATGTCCAGCGCAATCTTCATCGCACGGGATGCCTTGTCGGTGTTCTTGAACGACCGGATGAGACGCCCCAGCGACGGGCGCAGGTCATCGTCGGCGATACCCGTCGCCCTCATCAGCGCGTCGATGGTAGACTCCAGCCCCGCCACCTGCGCTTTGTTCGCCTTCGCAAACTTCTCAGCCGTCTTAGCCAGGTCAATCTGGGACTTCCGGTCAGCGTCAGCAGCCTTGGCAGCGTTGAACAGGAACCCACCAACGGCGACCGCACCTGCAGCCAAGCCGGCAAACGCGGCGGTGGCACCGATAGCCGCCTTTGACAGGATGAACCCGGTCTTTTTGCCGACACCCTCCAGCGACTTGAACTCCTCCTTCGCCTTGCGGATGCCCTTAGCCGAGAACGTCGAGATGATGGGGATTGAGATAGCCATTAGCGAACCTTCTGCTGAACCCTTCGCTCGTACTTTTTGATGACCTGCACCAGTTCACGGGTCACCTCGGCGCGCTTTCCAAGCACCCGCGGCCCAATGACACGGGTGCGCCCCGGGGCGATAGGCCCGAGGCTGTCCCCCAGCGGGTTCTTGTTCGCCCGCCCTGCCGCCTCGAACACAGCTGCGCCACGGTTCACCTGCTGAACGAACATGACCGCCACAGCGTCCCTGCGGGCATCCACCTTTAGTTTCACCCCGCGTCGGGCACCAGACACCGTGAACGGGAAGATGGCCCGCCTGGTGCCCTTCTGGTTCGTCTGGGACCACTTCCGCGCCATGCCCGACAGGGGCACCTGGGTGTAGCCGTCACGGGCCGCGTCCAACGCCGGGGCGGCGACCTTCTCGGCATCCTTCGTGAACTGCTTGCGGAGACCCGGCTCAACCTTGTTCAGTTCCCGGATGGTCTCGGTCAGCCCGTAGACCGCCTGTGCCTTAGC